CCATACCTGTGCCAACTTGCGGATCTTCCTTATCCATACTCCCAACATTTCTAGGATTTTCATAATGATCTAGGACCATTTTTGAATAGGCCATACTTATTCTCCAATAGTTGAGTACAATACTAAACTATTTATATTTGCCTGTCAAGAGTTTTTAGAATATATCAGAGTCGCGTTTTTTAGCCGCACGTTTAGCCATGCTAGTTACGTCGTCGACTGGATTTTGTGTAGGATCACCCTCTTCAGGGTTTGTTGTTGTAAGATTGTTAGCAGCATCTGCGCCCGTAGGGCGGAGTTCTACGTAATCTTTATTAAATGTTTTGATAAGATTTTTAACTGCCGGATTTGTCTCGTTTGCTGATACAAGAGCATCATAGTCGAATGTTTTGTCTGTGTTTAATACTAGGTTAATAACTGATTGAGTTTTAATTTTAACAGGAGTTTGGTCATTGTCGCTGTAACGGTGACGTAATAGCTCCAGAGCCGTTGTTAAATTTGACTCTGGAGTATTTTTTGGGCTGTGAATAAACTCATCAATACGCATTAGCGCAATTCACGGCCTAATTCTTCGCCGCCTGTAGCTGCGTCAGTTGCTGCGAACCCATCTGTTTCTGGTTCTTCAATATCTAGGTCACTGGCAGGAGCAGGTAACTCTTCCATATCTGCTTTAAGGTTATCACCACCCAACTCCATTGGCTGTGGTGCTTGGCCAGTTAAAATACCCACCCCACTATCAACCCCCTCGCGTGCTGCCTGCAAATTCTGCATTAGTGTTTCTAATGTTGTGCCCACTGCCTGTTTAAATTGTTCAGCTTGGTCGCTGCCAACTTGATCACGAATACTATCGAGCAATTGAGGTAGCTGCTCATTTTGCATTTTGCCAACTTTTTCAATAGTGTCTTGCACACTGTCAACCATATCTTTAGCAGCCAATAATACTTCAGCATTGCCAACTTCGCCCTCATTCAATTGGCTACGTTGCTCTTCTAACCAACGCCCAAGACCTTCCTGAACGGTTAACAACTCCATATAACGCGGATTTCGTTCAGCTGAGTGAAAATCTACGCTATGGCGAATTTTGTTTAGATTAGCATCGATTGTTTCGCTCAACCGCTGGGCTTTTTCAACAGTTAGCGTATCGTAATTAATAGTAAAGCCAAAACGACTTTCTAATACTTTGTTTAATTGTTTTGCTGATGTCTGTGACATTTCTGAGAGTTTCATAGTTTTGTAGTTCCTAAACTTTAATATATTTAGTCGAGTTTATCGATTTCTTTAAATCTTGCTTGGTCTGCTCTATACGGCGCATTGTTTCGAGGTATTTATTGCTGTATAGCTCTATTCCCCATTCATCGTTTTTATCTGTTGCTTTTTTATAACGGTGGCGATATAGTGCAGCATCAAATTCTAATCTATTTAATAAATTATCCTTTTCATAGATGTCTTTAGCCAATGAGAATTGATTTTTATGCACTGCAACACAATAAAATATAGCATCTTTTCTGGTGAAAAAATCAAAACCCTGTTGGCCATTTTCATATACACGCCAGCACTTTTCGTCAATTTTAACTACTCGGTTACAACCAACTAATACGTCCGTGCCAATTTGATAACAGAATGGTAAATTTTGATCTTGCTTAGATAACCTTTCAAGTTCTTGTTGTGTAAATCTTCGAATTTTCTCTATATCAAATTCAAGAGATTCGTTTTTTATAGACGATTTTGCCTTGTTCATTGATTCTAATTAGAACGTCCTTAACCGTTAGCTGATTTGCCAACACCTGTTCACGTTCAGTTAATTGATTTTTAGGCAACACCAAATTATCATCGAATCGAGATAACAGTTCGTGTTCCTCGTTAGTTATAGGTAATAATACGTTGTTAGTTAGTTCTACGATTTTCATAAAGTTTGCCTGGTGCTAACTTTATTTATTTGAATAAGCCCGAGGCAAAAATTCCAATAAGAGCCGCAAGAATAATGCCAAATACTGACATTAGGATACTGATAGTTTTGTCGCTGTGTTTAGCATCAGTAGCAGTCACAGCATTTTTAATTTCAACAAGATGCGATTCAAACTTGTCCATACGATTGTCCAAATTGTCCATCCGTCCTTCTAAATTTTCTAGTTTAGTTTCCAAGTTTTTGTACCTCTCGGCACAGATCTCAACGTGGGCTTCTAAGTTCTTTTTCTCAATTTCAGTGGTTGACATACGTCGCTCTCTCAACAAGTGCGATGCTCTTTGAATGTGCCGTAATCAGTTGCCTATTTGTGCCTTAATAAGATGCCTAGCATCAACTAATATTTATTCAGGTTTTTGTGCTATAAAGTATATGTTTTTTTCAGGGCCGCTCGCGTAAAACAGTGGCAACGTAGGTTTTGCAGTTTCTGACAGATTTAAAATTATAGGAGTTATTTTAAAATCATCTTTAAGAGATCCGTATCGATCTATATCAGTACTAAAAATACCATCATGTTCTACAGCAAATTCAAAATTCCAAACATTGTGCATTCCAGAATAATTTATACCAAAAGAAAACTTTTGCAGGTCGCATGTGGTACATCCTAGGTATTTAAAGTCAATTAATTGTACACGCAAACTTAAAATCTGCTGAACAGTTTCCCAATTTCTTTGCTGATTTCGTTTGAATTGGTCCGTTGGTGCAGTTACATTGGTATTAGTTATATCAACTAATGTAAATCCTCGATATCTATATAATAGCATATTCATACAGATATTTAAGTCAAGAAAAAAGGCACTATAAAAAAGTGCCTTTTGATCTTCAATCTAATTTATTAAATTAGAATGTGTATGCTGCTACAGTTGTTGTTGCTACTGCTGCGTTGCAAATACCTTGCAATGAAGCTGTACCTGAAGTTGCAGCAGGAGCTGCACCAGAAATAGCTACACGGAAAGCATCACTAGATGGTGTACCTAAGATTTCTACTGTACCTACTGTTTCAATAGCACGAACTAGTTTTTCAAAATCGCTGTCTACAGATGTATAACCAACATGAACGTTTGTTAAACCAATTGTATACATCGCAAGGCTACGACCTGTGGTTACTACTGGTGCTGCACCGCCATTTACACGAGTTACTGACATAATATTTCTCCTAAATTATTTTACGCTTTCGCGCATACTTTTATTTATCACTTTGATAAAAAATTGGTTCTAGAGAACTCTAAACGATCTACTAGTTTAACAGCGCCACCGTCGTGCCCGATCGCAACAAATCCTTCTGGTGCTGTTACTCGATACCCGTCTGCGGTTTTTTGGAACGTTCCGATGCCTTCAACTTGACGTAGTTTGTTTAAAAGCATGCCTTTAAGTTCTACCAATCGTTTATAGACAGCCAAAATTCCAACCAGACTATTACTGTTATCGGCTATCCATTGCTCTTTAGCCTGTATTTTTGCCACACGATTCTGCGCTGCTCGACCATCAATACCACCACTTAGTTGTTCAATGCCTTTCATTTGTTCAGCTCTGTAATGTTCTATAAACTGTTTTAGAAACTGGGTTGGTTCGACACCATGTGCTCCGCCCCTTACCATTTGATTAATGAACGGTTTAACTGAGCGAGCAAATTCTTTATTAGATAAAATTATATCAAATTTCTGTTGTCCAACTTTTTCTAAAGTGTGGACAGTTGATGTTAGGTAATTTTGTATCTTGGTATTTTCGCTAGGAGTTAAACTAGCAATCCCAGTATAATCTTTATAGGTAGCATCGTCAAACCATACATCATTGGTTGCAGTAAAAGCACCAACATTGACCCCAAAACTTGCTGTCATAGAATCGATAGTGTCGCCTTCGTATGAAGTATGAAATATAATACCCAGTTTTGCTGCGGCTATTCGTTGGCCAAGGTTATTGTCTACAGGTACAGCATAAGTGATTGTGTTGGGAGTAAACACGTAGCACAATTCATTGTTTACTTCTACAGTAGATATGTCACCTTCTGTAAACATTAAATCTCCTTGGACTACGCCGCCAATGCCTAATTTAGGCAGGTACTTTAGCGCCTGTGCTAGTTTATTAGCTAATTCAGGCTTGTCGCCGTAAAAATCTAAAATGTCTTCTTGATCTTTGCATCGTTTGGGTTGTGCTTTGGCAAACACCGATTTGGTGCCTACAAAAAATCTACCATCCTCAGGGTCAATCCCACATATAATAGCAGGACTACCATCCCATTTAACAGTTAATTGTGTTGTAGTGCCAGTACCCTCTGCTAGCATATGACGAAGACTATCAATATAGTTAAGTGCCTCCTGAGCACCTCTATATCCGGCATTAAAAACTAAGTCCTCTAAATGTTCAAGGTGCACATTTTTACTTTCAGTGAGCAACCACTGCGGAGTTTTATTACGAATTTCAAACAGCTGCATTTTTTTTACCTTTGCGAGCTAGTGTTGATACTACCTGCACTGATTGGAATTCTCCAGGACGTTTCTTATCTAATCTTGCAGAATCGGCTGCTGATACTGCTGTTGGTGGGCTAGTCGGTCCCCACTGCACCATCCAGATTTTTTTTCCTGCGTCTTTAAAATAATCAACTTTGTTAAATTTAACCTTCAATCTGGTATTAGGCTGTAATGGCCAATCACCAACAGGGGTAAATCTCATATCCGTACTGGGTGTTCTATTAGAAGACTTTGCTGGTTGATTTTGTGCCACGGTGGCTAAATCGGCTTGACTCAATGCAGCAGTAGCTTTATCTACGTTGTCTAATCCAACTAAAGATCCAACACCTGCTAGCGCACCAGCAGCGCCTCGCGCAAGTTTGTACCCTATATTGCCCTCTTTTAATATATCACTGATCTTCATCTTTGAATTTCCTAATACCACGAGAGAATTTTGCAGGATCTTGTCCTTTGATTGCATTAAGCAGGCGTCGTTCTAATTCACCTGCAGTCACAGCATCGTAATTTTCTCTTATATGGTTAATGAGATTAATGGCGCCATTGATAATATTATTGGCACGAGTTTCGATGAGATTAGCCTTATCTTTATGGACTAGTAACTCATCAAGCTCTGTAAGAATGCTACGAGTGCGCTTTTGCAAAATTTAACTCCAATTTAATGTATTTATCGAAAAATTAAAAGAGTTATTCTGCTTTTTTAAGCCCGGCTAACATGCTTTTAAGTTTAGTACTATTAACTTCTGCATTAATTTTAGGAGCGTCTGTAATTTCGCCAGTTTCTTTATTTACAGTACTACCAGTTTTGATACTACTTAGGATATTTGCCGCAGGGTTGCGCATGCCACCATTGGCATCATCACTAGCGCCGCTGTCTGTGATACGCATTGTGTCAATATCGTAGTCCAAATCGATCTTTTGTCCTACCCCGGTTGAACTACGTGATTTCATACACTGAATTTGATAGCGGCCGCGCTCACGCATAGCACGTGACGTAAAGATACCAAACACGTTGTCTGCTGTGTTAATCTTACTCAATCCGCCTGCGATGTGACTATGATCAAATTCAATTTCTTCCACAGCACCACGATTAAGTTGCGATGCGGTCACAAATAGTACACCAAGTTCTTTTGCTAAGTTACGTAGCTCTTCTGATACATATTTGTCTTTGACAAATAGGTCATTTGGGCTAACTTTAGCACTAACAGGCATAACTAAATCAAGATAGTCGATCATAACAAAGTCTACCCGACGTCCTGTTTGAATTTGATATTCTTTTAAGTATGCTCTAATGTCGTTGACATTACTTTGCGCTGGCATACCTTTAATTTGATAAGTGCCAGCTTTCTTACTTACAAGACGCACTTTCATTGTAGTAGTGTCCATGTCCTTACGGATATCCTTAGTGCCCATACCTGTAAGCATAGCATCAGTTCTTAATGCGCAAAGCTCTTCACTCAGCTCTAAACTTACATAAACACCATTTAACCCTTGTTGTAACCAACTTAAGGCAATGTTCATCATGACCAATGATTTGCCTGAGCCCGATCCACCAGCAAAGATGTTTAGTTCGCCGCGACTAAATCCGCCATACAATAACTTATCAAGTTGTGGCCACCCGGTACTTACCTGTCCGCCACTATTATAGTATTTTTCAAGACGTGCCTTAGGGTCTAGGAAATAATCTGTGCCCATATCTTTAGTAAGACTAATCTGCACAGCATCTTTGATTAATTTTTCTACAGGATTAAAGTCGCCTTTTTCTAACATGTCTGCGGCTTTAAGAATAGCACGTTCAAGTTCTTGCTTCTTAGTAAAGCCTTCAAACTCGGTCATAAACCATTCATAATGGCTTTCGTTTAAGTCTGGCACGTGTTTAAGTTCTACGCCTGTAACTGCTTTGACTTGATCAACAGTTGGCATAGTGCGATGTTGATCTGTGTGTTCTTTGATAAAACGTGCAACTTCACGTAAACTTCTGTCAAAGTTTTCTGGATTATAAATGTTTTGGACGCGAACATATGATTGTGCATCCTGCATCATCATTTCAATAAAAAGTTTTTGTAAATCTGGCGAATAGTCTTTTGTGCTCATAATATTAATTATACATTTTCTTTTTCATAAGTTCAATTTTTAATCTACTCGTTTCTCTTGCGTCCAAAATAGACTTGAGTACAAAGAGCTTGCCATATTTAACCACAGCCTCATTAATATCTTTACATGTCTCAAAAAAGACAGGAAAACTCACTGACCAACCGTACTCAATAGCCCTGTTTACTAGTTGTGCACCTGCTCGGTCGGCATCTGGCACAACAATAACTTCTCTGCCTAAACTATCAATGATATCTGCTTGTGTTTCTGAACAGTCATTGCTCATAACACTTACCCCATCTACACTCATAGCATCAAATGGGCCTTCACAAACAATTACAAACTTAGCATCTGGCAATTGATTGTTTAAGTTGAATACTAAGTTGGGCTCGTAATTGCTGTAATACTTTGGCTTAACTCCGTCAACAAACGCACGACTTGTATAGCCAACGATCTTACCTTCCCAATACATGGGAATAATCACACGTTGATGCAGGCTGTGATCAGTACTGTCTGTCCAGTAAAAATCATACTTAGCAGGATCAATTTTACGATTGTTAACGTAATCAACAGCTAAATTTAGCAGGGGTGGCACATCTTGAAAGTTGTTTAAGATATGGAATGATAAGAACTGTTGAAAACTAATAGCATCAGCAGGTAGTTCACGAACTTTAAACTCAATTTTCTCTTCTTGTTCAGCTTTAAGCTCCTCTGGAGCTACAAGTTCACGGATGCGAATTGCTTCAATCACTAGCCGTTTTACATCGTTCTCGTTGGCGCCCAACCAGCGTAAGAGTTTACGGAATTTAAATGTCAAATGCCTGCCGGGTTGATAACTGGCTTTGAAATTACAGTTGAAACACGAATAGGAGATTTTTCCATCAGCATCTACATGGACACCCCCTCTGCTTCTTGTGTCAGCAGACTCTCCGTTGTGTACGCAGCACGGCGCATTTCCTGACTGCCAACCCGAGGGGCTAGACTTAACTTTTCTTCCAGTCTTCCAAAGGTTTACAGTAAAATCTGATACAGTTTTAATCAATTATTTTAACCATCCATCCATCTTTACTAGGTTTATTATATCTTATTGTATTATATAATTTAGTATAGGGCAAGTTATTATCTTTACACCATCCCCTAAAACATTTCACTTGCTCTTTATGACCATCCGGAAACGTTACTTCGTACAATTTAGACTTTTCTAACCAATTCTTTTTTGTAGTTTCGGATATTTTAGTGGTAACTTCTGGGTGTTCTTTGATATAACTTAACCACGTATCTGCTCGCTTTTTTCTGTCCTCATCAGTGAATCCACGTTGTGCCCACATAGCACGTGTTCGCTCAGCACACATTTTTTTATATGCCTCTAAATCAAAATCAGGTGAATTTAATTTTTTATCCCAAGCCTTTTTAGTTGACTCGGAGACTTTTTTTCTATGTTCTTTAGTTTTTAGTTTTGATAAATCTCGATATTTCATTGCTTCTTTATAATTAGGACTCTTTGATGTATCACCGCCAGTACCTTCTTCATTTACAATATTTGCCCAATTTTCATCTTCTACTACATTCCATAGATTAGAATAATAGATACCTTTATCTCTAATATCATCTTTATTATTAGATTCAAAAATAACTTCAGTATCAACGTCGCCCCCATATTTTTTAAGAATATTAACCCAACGTTTTCCTGATCCCTGGTACCAGTACGGGTCTCTTGATGTTTGTCCTAAATATTTTATTCCTGTTAATTTGTGTGTTTTTACATATAAATAATACATACATTTAATGCCCTATGTTGTATTTTTATTTATCAAAAAGACAGCATACTAGTATTTTAGCATACTAGCAGAGAAAAATCAAGAGAATTGATTAGAAAGAAGTGGTGATACTACTACGAACCCAAGTATTAGCCGCAGTACACACATACATATAACTGCCGCTGACAACTACTTGTCCTTTGACGCCCACAGCTGAACTACTAGCTGGCGCACTTTGGTTTACTAGGTTTAATCCTGTAAAGCCTAATAGATCATTTACAGTTAAGGTAACGTTACCAGTGCGCCCTGCTACTGTCAAAACGCTGTTTGTTAGCGAATTTACATTACTCTGTATTTGAGCAAAATTTTGATTAATTGTATTAAATGCGGTGCGTAGCGGATCACCATCACCTGCTGATGGACCTGTGCCTATGTTTACGTTAGATAAAATCATGGAAATACCCTAGTTATTATAGAGTATTTATCGCGATTAGTTAGTAAATGTTGTGTAGGACTTGTAGTTGCCCAGCAGCGCCCCAGTTGTCATCTGTGTAGGCTGGCAAGGTTAAACTACCCGAATTATAGCTGATTGTATAGTTGTAGAATTCCTGAGTCAGGTTAGCTACATTTGCTTGATCTAAAGTAACTGAAGCCAATGCTGTAGTTACATTACTAACAGTCACAGCGCCAGTCCAAACTGCTGCGTTGCCATCGGCACTAGTTACGCTAAATGTAAATGTTTTTCCTACAATATTTGCAGGCTTTTGGTCACTGTTACGAAAATTTATAGTAATTACATTATCAATGTTGTCATAGACTTTTACTGTTCTAGCGTACACGATTCGATTCCTTGTTGTTAAAGACAGATCTTCGTCCAAAAGTTGAACTTGGATTTTATTATCATATAAATAACTTGAGATGGTAGGCAATTTGTCTTTATCCTTATTACGTATTTAGCAGAGCTCAATGGAAGATAGTTATAAGAAATTATTAGATCAATATCCGTTTTTAAGTTACATCACCTACGGCGGAAATGAATACATTGGCGTCGTTCAAAACTCAGATGACATTATAACAACCATCTATGATTATGCTATACTTAAGTCGTTAGAACAAAAAACTAGATTTTTAGATCTAGCAGACCAATGGTGGTGGGAAAGCAACAGGCTAGTACCAATTAATGTGTTTTTAAAACAAGATTGGATAGAATTTAGAATTTGCCTAAAAACATTCAACAGTAAAGATGTTGTAATACAACACGGCCCGCATGTTAGTCTTAAAGAAATTGCCAATAAACGATCTAAGCGTCGGTCGATAACGCTTGTTCGCAGAGTAGGTTAAGATTTACTACCACTAGTTGCGAATATGCTATTGAATGTGACTTTTTAAATGCGTACTCACCTTCAACTTTATCCCAAACAGTAGCACTAACCTCCTTCCACGTCTTGCCAATCAAATGGCGTTTTGCTGGTCGAATCACTGCTAAGAACATAGCCAATCTAGGAATGGTATCTACAGGTTCGGGCATTTTAAGTAATGTGTCGTAATGATTGTTTACGTGAATTAACTGCTGACATATTGCTGGATCATACAACTTAGTCCAGTCTGGCTCCTGCATTAACTCTATTAGATGAGATTCACTGCGTACCTGTTTATACAAATTTACATTAAGAAAGTCCAGTTTAACATATCCGCGAGCTTCCGCATCATTGTAGTCCAGACTGGCATATCCTGTGAATGGATCTATAGGAATATCAGTCGGGTGTACTCCTGTATTGTGTCGAATCAGTTGACCATCACGAATTATGCTACTTGGTGTGACCTCTACTAGAGCTAGTACCTGGTCACGATCAGCAAAATCTATGTCAATATCTGAATTAAAGTTTTTCAATTTTCATACCTAACATTTGGTCATTGGGTTGTTTGCGCACAGTCTGTTCAATTGATTTCTCTATCTTTGCTATTTTAGTTTCTAATTTTTCTATTACACGTATTAAGTATAACACATCACTACGCAATTGAACAAGTTCTCCAGAAATTTTAGTATCGTCCATTACAGTCCTGCTTCCCTAAGAATCATTTTAATCCATTCAGTGTCAGCCACATAATCACTGAATTTACGTTGCCAAAAGTCTGGATCTATCCACGGAAGCACCATTGCAATATGTTCTTCCGACAAATTCCCAAGAAATTCAACACCGCTATCACAATTAAACACAACCCAAGGACTAATGCGCCCACTGGTAATATGAAAGCAAATACGATTGCTACTACCATATCTAAAGTAGTCCTTGAAACTGGCAAGGGTTTTAATCTCATCTGCATACTCCTGCATTTCTATTAGGGCACGTTCTAGTGCGTCTTGTACTGCTTCCTTTTTAAGGTAAGCATGTAGATACTCTAAATAAACTCTCTCATGTGTCCAATGATCAAGTTTTTTATTTTCTTTAATTACATAATCAATAAAGGCTCTAGGATTAACAGCACGTATAGCAACTATGTGGCGACCAAATTTTACAAAAGCATTATAATAAGGGCTTTCTACAAAATCACTATAATTTTTAAGTTTGGCGCTGCCCTGTGTCATTTCGTAAAATCGCAGGTATGCTTGTAGGCCAAATTGCACGCCTACTTCTTTTTCCTGTTGCCACCGACGTTTGCTTTCGCACAGATGCGCCGCTAGGGTACTTTCCTTGCGATATTCTTTAGCACAGTATTTGCATTTAAAACTACTTAAACTGGGCTTTAATTGACTTGTCGTCCCATCCATGCTTTCTTGCCAAGTCCTCAATATCTCTTCGATCATTTATTTCTGCCAATAGTGCGATTTCATCGTCTTTAAGTTGCGGATATATTTCTTCTAAAAACTTAACAATCTTATTGTTGCTAGTATCTTTCTTTTTAGCCGGTTGCCAATAATGATGTTGTTTGCCCATGCTCGGACTAACTGTAGTACAAGTTAGCCATTGCAATTTTGGATGCTTGTTTAAATCAAAGAAATTTTTATTTACACGTTCATTTGTAGCCATTAGATAGTAGGCTTGAAGATCACCAGACCCTGCAACGCTAGCACCGTACCGTAGCATTAAATACGTACTAAATTTTTTTCGCTCTTCGTCAGTAAATTTATCGTAGTATGCACGATCTTTGCGATCAAATGCTGCCATTTCGTTACCAATGTAAAGTGGATCGTTATTTTGAACCATTATCTTCCTTTACGCAAATAATTTAAAACTTGGTCTACACTTTGTTGCATTGTTTGATATTTGCTACGAAGACTTTCGATTTCGTCTTGTTGGCGTTCAACTATACGCAACAACCTATCAACTGCTTCTGTTTGTTCTCGTAGTTTCTTATCGTGGCTTAATAAATTAGGTCGAGGGGGTGCATTTGGATCTACCGGTTTTTTCTTCTTTGGTGCAAATTGTAATGGGTTAAACATCTTTATATTCCTTGCTTAATTTATATATCATTATAACATGATCTAACGCTTCTTGTAAAGTTAGATTTGTTTTAGCTGCTATTCGAATATTCTCCCAGAGCGCATCCTCTTTCATTCTCGTCACATATTCTTCTGCCCAAACATCTATTTCAGCGGTGGGCACCCATGGTGATGTGTCAATGTAAACTCCCTCATACATCATGTCATCTGTTACTACTTGATTATTTAATTTTACCATATTTTGCTATAATCAACAACTTCGCTCTGGCGACTTATATCTTTAACAAAATAAGCGCACAGTGGCTGTTCACCTTCTGTAATAGGTACGGCTAACATCTGTCCAGGTTTAAGTTTAGGAAAATACCATTTAACGTCTTGGTAAATGTCTACGATTTCAACCGGATAAAATTCTGGTTTAAAACTCTCTAACGGATTAAACGTGTATGCACTAAATCCTCGATCATTAATTGACGCCAATGGTATAACTTCTAGATCACCAATGTCAGGTTCCCCTATTAGTATTTGCCAATCTACCGGCATCCTAATAATGTTACCGCCAATGTTTAACACTAACGCCGGACTGTTGAATGATTCTAAAAATATTAAAGGGATAAAAAAGTAATCAGGATTCTTAGGATCACTATTATCCAAAATTGCAAAACGTAGATCATCTACTTCGTCTGGAATCTCATTCATTTCGTATGCCGTGTTTTCCAATGTTAAAATGTACATAATTGTTCCTTAATTATTCCTGAATATTTTTGTTTAAATTGATCTAATGTCAGATTTGATTTAATAATCAATGCTAGAAAAATTCTATTAGTTTCTACTCCACTGACTGCGTGACATTGTTGAACGTCATAGCAATACCACCGGTTAGTTTGGAATTTATAACTAGCAGTTTCTTTAATTTCGCTAAATCTAAGATTAAATGCCTCCGACATATCGGACCGGTCTTGCCTATTGTAATCATAGAATTTAGTCTCAACATTGTTGCCACCCAGTTCAATATAAAAATTAATAGCAAGGTGCCGCAATCTATCACAATGTGGCGGCAACCAGGCAAAATTTCCCGATACGTTTCTCATAACTCCAGCAACTGTAATAATTTCTTCGTTTGGGAAATACGGAGCTAAAAATGTTGACATCTCTACATTAATGTTCTGTGCCCACTCAAAGTCATAATTAACTACATCAATTTCATAATTATGTAGTTTTTTAACCATTCTCTTGAACTGCTATTGTGTCCTAATGTTTGTGCGAATGACAATAAATTGTCAATTATTGAGATTGGCGGTGCAGGAAGTGCAAGTTCTAAGATCATCGCCATTCTACTTTCTCTACCTGATATGGATAATTTGCTTCAGTGTAGAATTTTTTACGTGCTGTTAAATGGCGTTTAGCAAACTTGCAGGTTGATGTGACGTCCCAAATTTGGACGAAATCTTTGTCTTCAGCTTTACGAATGCCTCGCCCAATTGATTGTATTACCCTAACAAAACTTTTACCAGGTTCAACCAAAACCAAATTAAAAATGCGAGGGATGTTAATCCCAACTGCGGCAACACCGTACGTGGCGACAATAACTTTGTCCTCGCTTGTTGCTACATCATCGTAATGCTCTTTGCGATCATCTGCTTTAGTTCCCCCAGACACAAACACAGCGTCTTTGATTTTTTCTACTAATGCCTTACCTGGAGCAATACGATCTACCAGAATTAGAGTATTTCCTGTAACTCTAATACGTTCTACCAGTTCGGCGATATAATCTAAACGATCTTCAGTTTCGAGCAAGTACCGCAGTTCGCTTTGATAGTCTTTGTATTCTACATAATCTACAAGTTGTAAGATATTTACGTGACACTGTGCTAGTACGCCCTGTTCCTGGAGTTCACTAGCACTGAGTTTACCTACCACAGGTCCTAAGCTACATAGTAGACTAACCTGTTCGTATGCTTCTTTTGGAATAGTACCAGTTAAGCCCCAACGAATTGGAATATGTGCCATTACTCCTGTTAACAGGGTCTTAAGTGCATCGGCCTTGGCCATGTGTACTTCATCAACCATAACACAGACAACATCTTGTAGGAATTCACCAATGGTGATATCTACTTCTTGATTACGGCTACCTTTTAATAGAATGTTAAGGCTTTGCCAAGTACAGATAGTGTGTGTGCGTCCAAACTCTTTACGGTCACCAAAGTATACACCAACATCTAGTCCTAAGTTAATATAGTCTGCTTCCGTTTGTGTTACCAATGATTTATTTGGCACAATAACGATAGTACGCCCATGTGGCTCACAACTATAACTAAGTGCCGCAGTCATGAGCGTTTTACCGGCACCTGTAGCCACCTCTTGTATACACTGTGGATTAGCCAAGAAACGATTGATAATTTCAATTTGGTAATCACGTAAGACCACAGGCTGACCTGCCATTGGATGTTTGTCCGGCCAAACTTTGTGTGCGAATGTCTCCTCTGTTACTTGCTCAAACTCATACTGTGTACTATATTCACGCAGGTCATCTAAGACAATCTCATACCCACGTTCATCTAGGTAAGGAATAATCTCAGGCAATAGGTTAACATAGCTACTGCCGCCTAAGGCAAAAAATCCTACTTTTCCATCCCACCGACCTAATCTGACTGCGGGCTGATAGCGAGCACCTGGTATTTCATATTTGAATTTGTTGGTTAAGTGTTTGCGTTCATGTAGGTCTAGACCCTCAATCTTACAATTCACTTCATCACGTATTATTAATCTGGCTGTGGCCATTAGTCTTTTTCTCTCAAAGGAACATAACTGTAATGTATAATTTTTTCAGCACGGTTTACCCACTCTAGTCTAGCACCACCGTACATCATCTCTACAGTACTTACCATAAGCGGTATAGGCCATGCCCAACCTTTAGGTATCTTACTAGCATACACTACCTTTAGTCCGTAGTAATTATAATCGGCTGTTTTAGTACGGCCTGCAGCATCGAATCGTACAACTTCATCTTCTGCGAATCTTGATAAATCTATGGTCTGTGTAGTGCCCGGATTATATATGCAAACAGGCCAACGACCTGTTAATTCAGCGTAGTCAAATATCAGATCTAAACTCCCCTGCTCTGTACTAGGCACATGCACTAGTCGTTTTTCACCAAACAGATTCAATAGCTCTGGTCTGCTTATACTAGGATCTATAGTGTAGCCTAGCACACCTGCAGCGTCTACAAGTTTAATCAAGTTATCCAGACCAAACCCGCCCAACTTATCCTCAACATACTCAATCAAACTATCAGCGGCATTGGTGATCTCAAACCGATCAGCACGTTGAACCAATTTAATCTCATAGCGATCGTTTTCAGCGGCTATAACTTTAGTATACAGATCTAAGACCTCAGAGTCAATGTCGAACTTGTTCATTTCACCCCATGTGACCAGCCAGTTAACGTTGTATTCGGTTATGCCTAATCGCCAGATCTTACCGTCGTGATCCCATAGACTACGACCTTGTGCGGCATCTTTGAGCTTACGAAACTCTTCAATCCACGCACTGTTATAAGGGAACTTGGCCAGTAGGTCGTCACCGTCACGCCATATACGCAGACTGCGATCAATGGTACGTAGGGGGTATCTCCACTGAGGTTGCTGCTCTATGTCACCGATATCTACCCCTTGATTAGCAAACTGTCGTCGATATTTGACTACTAGTTTAACAGCCAGCTCTCCCTGCCGATCTGTCAATGCCCGATTGTTCCACAGGGTACTAGCGGCCATACTTTCAACTATCTGTACATCATACCGAGCTAAACTGAAGTTGTATTTGCCAGAGTTAAAGATAATGCTACCGCCAGGATCATAGCCTGCTAGTAGTTCGATGTAGTCTTCGACGTTCTGGAAGGTAATAGGCATAAATAAAAGTATATTGTATTTAAGGTATTTCTATGTTGTTTATTCAAAACAAGTATTATAAAGTATATTTTAGCTTAACCGATAGGGCAAAGTCAAGAACTTTACCAAAAGAAACTTATGTTGAGAAGCATCATGTTATCCCAAAATCATTAGGCGGTGATAATTCTAAAGACAATATTGTTTCATTAACCGCAAGGGAGCATTTTATTTGCCATTGGTTATTAACTAAAATGACATCCGGCAAGGAAAGAAGAAGCATGTGCTATGCGTTAAATCTTATGAAAACACATCATACAAATAAACGATATAATACACTAATAACTAGCAGAGTATTCGAAAATATAAGATCACAGTTAGTTGTATCAGTTGAGACTAGAAAGAAAATGTCCAAGGCCCTAAAAGGAAAGAAAAAGCCAGCAGGGTTTGGTGAAAAAATATCAAACGCACTTAAAGGCAGACCATCCGTTCATAGAGGCAAGATACAGCCTGCTGATATCAAAGAAAAAATTAGATTGTCTAATTTGGGTAAAAATAAAGGAAAGATTCCTTGGAACAAAGGAAAATCTCATCCTTGTACAGCTCAAACGGCGGCAAAAATAGCTCAAGCAAATACAGGAAAAGTATTCTCCGAAGAACATAAACTCAAATTATCATTATCTACAAAAGGAATTTCTAAACCCAGATTTGACTGTAATTTTTGTGGGAAATCAATAGGTGGATTAGGAAACTATAAACGGCATTTAACTTTATGTAAGTGAAAAAAGAGCCCAAATGTATTGCTACACTTGGGCTTAAGGCCATTACACTAGGAGCTAGACAATAGGAAGTGTAATGGGTTAAACTATTTCTTAAGTCGGTCTATGGCTTCTTGGATATGTTGTTCTCGCAAATCCAACGTATCATTAATCTTATCTACGCCCTGTTCAAATGTTTCAAAGCGTTCATCTACAGCATTTTCCAAAGCATCAAATGATTTTTTTAAGGCACGCATGGCCAACACAGCTACAGCAATAACGGGCAGAATGCCAACTAAGATAATTGCCGCCATAATAATTGCTATTTCATTCATCGTTATTGCGCCCTAAAAGAAATTCTTCTAATTCTTTAGTTGCAGCACTTAATCTATCCATATCTTCCGACAATGCCTGTGCTTGTTCCTCCGTTAAAGAAACATCACTTAAAGCGGCTGTACTTAAATTTTCCACCGCATCACGCAACTCTTCTAAACTTTTTAATTGTTGTTCATTCATTGTTTTTTCCTAATAGCATCAACGGCGCTTACTTCGTATATATCAGCGACGTCGTCGGTGTAAACTGCTCTAACATAATATCCTCGTACTCGTTCAAACTTATCTGGACTGTCTTTAACTAACATAGGAGCAGACGTATCTAAATCCCAAATCATTTCAGTGTCAACAACTTCACCCAATGGGAATACAAAGTTTATTTTCTTTGTACTGACATTAGGGTTAAACTGATTACCATTAGCATACATATTGCCATAGTTGTTAAACTTAATTGTCGGATAATACTTTTTAATTTCATCTAATACTTCTACCGGTATTTCATTTTGTGCTATAATCATTGGGCACCTGTCTTATCGTCATCATATTCTTCGATATTCATCCGTAGAATAGCCATATGCCCTTTAAGCGCATCTCGATACTGCTTGACTAACACCCAAGGAGCCGAGGTACAATCAAATCCGTTGTCATTGAGAAACTGTTTGGCACGATATTGTTCGTCCCATAACAGTTGATGTTGTCTTTCCATTTCTTCTTTAAGCATTAGTCTAATCCTGTAATGTTACCATCTTTGTCAATGTTAATCTTCTCTGCGTTAGGCTGTCCTGGTAAGCCTGGCATAGTTAATATGTTACCGCATACTGCTACAATAAACTCAGCACCGCTACGTAGGTGTAGTTCACGTACCGTTAAGATATGACGCTGAGTTGCGGCTTCTTTATCTGTAGGATCGTCACTAAAACTGCTTTGTGTTTTGGCAATACAAATAGGATAGTCGCCGTAATCCTCTTGTAGTAGATCTAACTGTTTGCGTACCTTAGCAT